CTACGATAACCGCGCATTCAACATGGCTACCTGTTCGTCGTTCATGTCATCAATCCACATACCGTAAATTTCATACACCATCTGCGCAGTTTCATGCCCCATCTGGCTGGCTATAAATGCCGGGTTCGCTCCTGCCGTCAACAGCCAACAGGCAAAAGTATGCCGCGTATGGTACGGATTACGGCGGCGAATACCAGCACGTTTTACTGCTGCATTCCATCTCGCCCCCAAACTGCTTACCGAGTAATAAGGTTTCTGTTTTCCGTTACACATCCTGGGCATGAAAACAAAATGCAGTTTTTGCTTTTCGGTTCTGCCATACTCCCGATGATAAAAGGTGATTTCGCTTTTGCGATAATGTCCGGTCAGTTTGTATTGCTCCTTCAGTGCTTCAAGAGCAGGCTGCAGTAATGTTACCGTTCGGATCCCGGCATTTGTTTTTGGAGGACCGAACATATCAAGTATCGTCAGGTTTCTTCTGACATTCACAATTCCCTTCTCGAAATCCACATCCTCCCACGCCAGGGCTGCCAGTTCCCCGTGACGAAGCCCGGAGTAAACAGCAAATTTCCACAAGTTTTGACTCTGTCCTTTTTCTCTTTCCATTAATGCATTGAATTCTGTTTTAGATAACGGATCAGGCTTTATTCTGTTTCGCTGTAATTTTTTTACTCCTTCAAATGGTTTGGTTGATATAAATCCCGACTGATACGCAAAACGTAACAACGAACATAGCAGGGCGATATAGTTATCAACTGTGCGCACGGTTCTTCCTTTTTTGTTGGCTCTTGGATTATCCTGGTAAAGCGTTTCTCCATGCAGCAGTTCATTTCGGTAGCTTAAGATATCGCTATAACGAATATGTGATATTGGGGTACTCTCGCAAATGATTATTCTGAGAGTTTTTAATTGTGATTTTGTTTTCTTCATTGTGTTTGTTGTTAACTCTGTCTCTTTAATTTTTGTCCAGATATCACAAAGCTCCCCGAATGTTTTTATGACCCTCGTTGTCACCATTTTTGCCCCGGTATTGGACTGGGGAAAACGTCTTAAATACTCGAACTCGCCGGAATTTATTTCGTGAACTATCAATGCTCTTAAACTCCCGGCCTTTTTAATGTTACTGTTAGTAACCTCCCAGCCTTTCAATGTTTCCCGACATCGTTTCCCTCGAAACATGAACCAGATGCGAATGTATTTACCTCGAATCTCGACACCTGTTGGTAATTTAGACATATTATGAGTCTTTGATAAACTGATTTATCTTCGGATAGTTGTACCAGATAATCCCTCGCTTGCTGTCTGGCTTACCTAAAGGAGATACTCGTTTGAAGTGGAGACCTTCCACCCAACAGTTCTGGCGATATGCTTCAATTTGTCTGGCCCCCAGACCAGTACGAAGCATCAGACCGTATTCAACCATCCACTCTTCATTAAAGATCACTTGTGCCATCGCATCACCTCTGGCGGGCGACAATATTAGACAGAAATTGACGCCCGGCGTTGATTATTAATAATCAGCTATGAAGTTTTAATTTGAATACAATGCAACTTACCAAGACTGAAGTTTCTCGCAATTAAAATTCATCAGTTTTACTTTTTGCTCTCTGGAAACGCCTGCTTCTTTTTTCCCTGAGAGCATTTTTTCGCATTCTGATTTCGTTAGTTTAGATTTTGAATATCTTGTCCAGTTAGTAGGAGTACCACCTTCCTTTTCAATTGTGGCGGTAATTTTATACATAGATGCCTCCATTAATATTTTCAGCGGTTCGTTTATTCCATCTTTCGAGGGCTTCTTTCTCACTTCCACCATAGCCAGTTCGGGATTCGCATCCGTTGCATTTTGCCCGGTAATACCCTGAAATGGCTTTCACCGTTACAGATGGACAACCACAAAACGGACATGGTTTGACTTTTGTGTATCGCTCTGGTTTTTCTCCTGTGAGCTTTGTGGCTGCGCTCATTTCCATTGCTCCCCAAATACAAAACCAATTTCAGCAAGTGCCTCGTCCATTTTTTCGATGAATTCTGGCACCATCTCGTCAAAACTCGCCATGTACTTTTCATCCCGCTCAACCACGACATAATGCAGGCCTTCACGCTTCATACGCGGGTCATAGTTGGCAAAGTACCAGGCATCTTTTTGCGTCACCCACATGCTGTACTGCACCTGGGACATGTAAGCCGACTTTATGGCCCCGAAACCACCGAGCCGGAACTTCATGAAATCCCGGGAGGTAAACGGGCATTTCAGTTCAAGGCCGTTACCGTCGTTGCATAAGCCATCGGGAGAGCAGGCGGTGCGCATAGTCTCGTCACGATAGATGATCGGGGATTCAGTAACATTCACGCCGGAAATGAACTCAAACAGGGCTCTGGCGTCGTTCTCGTACTGTTTTCCCCAGGCCAGTGCTTTAGCGTTAACTTCCGGGGTCACTCCGGTGCAGACCTCAGCCAGCAGGGTGTGGAAGTAGGACATTTTCATGTCAGGCCATTTCTTTCCTGAGCGGGGTTTTGCTATCACGTTGTGAACTTCTGAAGCTGTGATGACGCCGAGCCGTAATTTGTGCCACGCATCATCCCCTTGTTTAACAGTTCTCACGTCGATTCCTGTACGTTGCAGGATAATGTCAGGAGTCATGCTGCCACCTTCTGCTCTGCGGCTTTCCGTTTCAGGAATCCAAGAGTTTTCACTGCTTCGGTCTGCGTCAGTTCTGATGATGCGCGAATGTCGCGGCGAAGTATCTGGGAACAGAGCGGCAATAAGTCGTCATCCCATGTTTTATCCAGGGCGATCAGCAGAGCGTTAATCTCCTGCATGGTTTCATCGTTAACCGGAGTGATGTCGCGTTCCGGCTGACTTTCTGATGCGGTATTTTCGACAATGCGCTCGGCTTCATCCTTGTCATAGATACCAGCAAATCCGAAGGCCAGACGGGCACACTGAATCATGGCTTTATGCCGTAACATCCGCTTGGGGTGCGACTGCCACGGCCCCGTAACTTCTTTGCCTTCGCGGGTTTTGAATGGTTCGCGGCGGCACTCATCCATCCACTCGGTAACGCAGATCGGATGATTGCGGTCCTTGCGATAAATCCGGCATGTACAGGATTCATTGTCCTGCTCAAAGTCCATACCATCAAACTGCTGGTTTTCATTGATGATGCGGGACCAGCCATCAACGCCCACCACCGGAACGATACCATTCTGCTTATCAGGGAAGGCGTAAATCTCTTTCGTCCACGGATTAAGACCGTACTGGTTGGCGACGATCAGCAGCGCGATGAATTGCGCATCGCTGGCATTGCCTTTAAATGCTGTCTGGCGAAGAGTGGCGATCAGTTCCTGCGGGTCGACAGTATCCATGCCGACACGTTCAGCCAGCTTCCCGGCCAGCGTTGCGAGTGCAGTACTCATTCGTTTTATACCTCTGAATCAATATCAACCTGGTGACGCGCAATGGTTTCAACCATGTACCGGATGTGTTCTGCCATGCGCTCCTGAAACTCAACATCATTATCAAATGCGCGGCTAATTGCCTGTTTACTGGCGCCGTGGCGTTGCAAATGGTCGATGCAGAGCGATTCAAACAGGTGCTGGGGCAGACCCTTTTCCAGGTCGCCCGCCAGCTCTGTTTCTTTTTCTTCGCGAACGATCTGCTGGTAGTGGCGTGACCATGCCAGATCTTCAATGCGATCAAAAATCAGGCATGTGCTCATCATCCGCCACTCCAAAATTTTCAAGCCTGTTGGCAATCATCATTGCAATACCCGGAATTAATGGCGCTGAGGCTATACCCGCAGGATTCGCACATAAACCGTAAACCGCCGCAATCACCACTTGTCTTTTCCAGTCGAGTTTTTCTAATGATGAAGCTGCTGCTTCACCAGTTTCATCACTGCAATCGTGATGCTGATCGCTGCCAGCGTTCTCCTTGTGCAGATGTTTATTGTCTTCCATTTTCTCCGAATCTTTTTCCTGAGATTCATCCATATTTTCTTCATTAAAGGTTTCCTGATACGTTGCGTCTCCCATCACTGCACCACAGTCAGGGCAGCTATTTCCTCCAGCCTGACCGCAGGCGGTGTAAATTTTTTCTGCTTCCTGTTTCGCTACTGGCTCAGGTTGTTTCACATCCGGGCTGGTTTTTTCAGTTTCTGGTGTGTTTTGTTCTGTTTCTGGCTTATTCTGGTACACAGAATCGCGGGTCTGGATCCCCTTGACCCATTTCGGATCGTTCGGGTCGCTAATTCCTTCAACAAACTCTCCGTGACAGGCAGCCAGTAATTTGTCTGCATCGACAGGATTTTGGGGCGGAATGTTTTTCCGGGCTTCATGGAGTTCTGCCCTCAGTTCCTGATATTTCGCATCAACAGAATTTACCTGTGGCTGAGCATCCATCGACTGCGTGTTCTGATGATGTTCAGTTGTATCCGGTTCCACTGTTTCAGGCGTTGCCTGTTCATTTGCCATTGCGCCAGATGGTTGTGGTTTTTCTTCACCTTGTTTTCCTTCTTCTGTATCACGCTGTGGCATTGGGGCTGAGGAACGGCCGCAAGCAATATCCACGATTTCCTGATCAGGATTGGCGTGATTGGTTTCAATCAGCACCTTGTTCAGATATTCAGTGACGTGCGCGTGAATAACCTCAATACCGATAGGTGCTTCTTTCACGGATGCAACCACGATGGCGCGGGAATAATCCAATCCCCCAGGCATAGCAGTGAATATGTCACGGAAAACAGAAAAGGGCGGCTTATTCTCTGCGATGATTTCATCAATACGTTTAGCGTGTGCCGGATGAAGGTTATAAATATCAACATCCATTGAACGGGCCAGAATGCCAGTCGCAACATCGCGTGCCAGCGAAGCCTGATCGTGGACGAAATCTTCACCGCGATCAGTTTTGTTCCCGCCGCCAGCATTAGCACCGGAGGGCGTGCGGGTGATGCGTGAAACACGATTCCCTTTCATCCACTCTTTTGTCAGCAGACCTCGATCGGTGTAGTCGGTGCCCAGGTATGCTTCGAAAAAAGCAGTCATCAGTCCCAGATCTGAATTACCAGGATTAGGGAAAACTTTGTCAGTGTCACGAACCAGTTTGTGGAGATCTCGAATCTCAAGCAGTTCGAGTTGTGCTGTTTTATTTGAGATAGCCAGCGCTGTAACTGCGGGAAGTTCTTCATCCCGTGCAATGTGTAATGCCTGGAGTTCGTCGCGTGAAACGTGCGTTACTGGATTTTCACTGCCGTGTTGTGCCAGCCAGCGAACAGGTAATTCCTGACCTGAAATCGGCAGGAGCATGCTCTCCTCAATCTCAGTCATATCTTCGCCGTTGACGTTGGCATTGTCAGTGCTGGCTGGTTTGTCCTGTGCAGAGTGTGATGGCGCGATAAATACCATTGTAATGCCATCTTCCCCGCCTTTTTCGTAACGGTTGCAGAATTCCGTATCAAATACGCCTTCTGGCGGAAGGTCATCAACAACGGGCAAATTTACGCGAACAGGTTTTTTAAAATCATCTTCGTCGTAGCCTGCATCGTCCATTGCAGCAATGCAGCGTGAAACCGCAACAGAAAGTTTTTTTGCCTCTGTCCAGAAGAAGCCGCCTTTGATGCCGAGGCGTTTTCTTGCGCCCTCATTTTTCGCGTCGCAATGTAACGCAAAATTTTGTTTGTCAGTGCTCATTGTTTTTTAACCTCAACTCAGATTAAAATTTAGTGCGAGTGATGAATAAATGTCCCAGGTTTTTCACTCAGGCCTGTACACTGTGCAGGCTTTCTTTTTTTCAAATTTCACCTTTTAATTTCATTGCAATCAGAGTTGCCAGAAACTCAGCTTTTTTTTCTGCTGGCAGATTATTTCCAATGTGCACCAGGCACATTTTTTTGACGCCTTCGTGAAGTGTTTTAACGTTGCCTGATGGACCGTCGATATCAACCACAGTGAATGGGGTTTCTTTATTTTCTGTTTTAATCACGTAGCCAATACGCTTTCCGTCCAGATTGACCTCGTGAACAATGTCATCAGTAGTTACAACAGTGGCTTCATAATTGGTAATCATGTTTTTCTCCTTAATTAAGGTTGAGCGAATCCCTGCCATTGCTGGCATAAATTCAGTTTCGAATAGTCAGTTAATTAAAGTTCGTGTGCCATCTGGTCTTTTTCGGCACAAGTTTCACTGCAATATTTTCTTGGTTCGTCTTTTGATAAAGTTCCGTGCATGAAATGAAGCATTCTTTCAATAGTTTTGCTTTCTTCAACGTCTTTTTTGCAAAGGTGGTAAGCACATTTTATTTTCTTATCCATCACCATGACTCCGCTTTTACAGGTAAACCATCACTACCGAGGAAGACTTTAATCATGCAGTCAGAAATGCATGTTTTTGTAGTCAGGCTACGAATATAAAGTTTTCGCTTTTTTATATTGTTTGCCGAGGCGATATATGTCCGGCCTTCATGAAGAACATAATCGCCAGGAGTTACACACTGACGTGGTATTTCATCAGTTCCGAAGTGATGAGTAATCATAATTATCTCCATTTTTACAAATGAATTTTGTCGATGCGGTGCCTGGTGCCTCCAGGTGACGTTAACCAGTTAACAATTAACGCCGGATACAGAGAATCCACCCATAACACTGTTTTTAGCTTTAACTGTTCCGCGTGCGCTTAGCCGCATTCACCGCATCACAAAATTCACTTTAAAAAGGGCGGACATCAGCCAAACTTCAAGAAAAAACTGATGCCGCCAGGACTACACACAGCAATGTCGTTATTTACAACCGGAGGCGCACTCCCACCATTTAAATTTAACAGACAAGACCGACTCTTTATGGATACCGGAAGTGCGCCTTCGTGTTGTGCCCGGTTTTATTTCACCACCTCCGGGCTTCGGTGGTCTCGGCTATACCCCTACAGCGAGAGCTTGTGTTAACATTTCAATACCCTTACAGTTGAGAGTTATTGATATGTTGGATGTATTTACTCCATTGTTGAAACTTTTTGCTAACGAGCCACTCGAAAGACTTATGTATACGATTATCATTTTTGGTCTCACTCTCTTGCTGATACCGAAAGAGTTTACTGTCGCATTCAATGCTTATACTGAAATACCTTGGCTCTTTCAGATTATCGTTTTTGCCTTTTCTTTCGTGGTCGCCATTTCCTTCTCAAGATTGCGAGCACATATTCAAAAGCATTATTCATTACTACCAGAGCAACGAGTATTGCTTCGTTTATCTGAGAAAGAAATCGCTGTATTTAAAGATTTCCTTAAAACAGGAAATCTTATTATCACTTCTCCTTGCCGTAACCCGGTTATGAAAAAATTAGAACGGAAGGGCATCATTCAACATCAGAGTGATAGCGCAAACTGTTCTTATTATCTCGTCACCGAAAAATACTCCCATTTTATGAAGTTATTCTGGAACAGCAGGAGTAGACGTTTTAATCGTTAGCTTACTGTGTGCTTCTCCAACCATCGGCGCGCACCAGTTTCGGTTTTAAATGTTTTGCTTTTGGTATACGTCATAGCAGTGAACGTTCCATCTTGGTTGGGGAACACGCCGCACACCAGGGATTCGTTGTTGCCGAGGTCGATTTTTTGCATTTTGGGAACTCTCACATCTTGTTGTTGCGGATAGAGGCTTCTGCTTGCCAGAGATCCCAGTCGTTGCTACGTAAAGCCTGCACAGCCTGGCTGTAAGTGATACCGCAACAATCCATCAAATACTGAACTACTTCGTAATGCACCATCTTATCTCTCCCTTTAACGCCGGGTGGCGGAACGTTTTATCTACTGCGCTTTGTATCAATCAACAACTGCCGTCATGTTCGTATGCCTCAGGCTGGCTACTTAGCCCTGTTCAGTGGCTGGATAACTCGAGGTATTGTCCTGCCGTTCTCTGGTGGGGCGTTGTTTGGATATGACAAATGCTCACATATCGTGAGTGATTTGTCAACTCAATATGTGAGCAATGTTGTTTTTGGATTTTTGATGGACAAAAAAAGCCCTCGCTAATAGCGAGAGCTTTTTGATTGGAATCGAGGGAGATTAAAGGTTTAGGAGGATTTCTTCTGTTGCCTGCTTCTTAGATATTTTTCCACATACTCATCAAGCTCTTGAAGACGGATTTCGAACAGATCAATCATGCGTGCTTGTTCTGAACCCGGGAGCTGATTAAACAGCTCTAGCATTTTTTTCTGGTTATCATTTAACCATGAGTACGTGTTTTCCTGTTCACCGAACATTAATTCTGCGGGGGAAATGCCTAGTACTTGGCCGAGGATGATCGCATCCTCAGCCCCCACACTCCTGGTGCCAGCTTCGTAGTTAGCAATACGAGAAGAACCTGACCAACCACATAGTTTTGCCAGGTTTCCCATACTTAATCCTCGATTTAGGCGAGTGGCTTTTAGGCGCTCGCCTATTTGTTCTGCAATCGTTTTCATAGTTCCGATTTTATCACGATGTGTGAAATTGGCGGTACTCACGTATCTGTAGTTGATCTCGCTCACGAAGTGTGAATAATAGAAACAGGAGGTAGTGATGAACAAAATTTCAACATATCGAAAACAGCTTGGGCTGTCTCAAAGACAACTTGCTGTTCAGTTAGGGTGGATACAAAGCCGACTGGCAAATTACGAAGCAAATTTTCGTACCCCTGGACTAGAGGAGTGCAGAAAAATTGTTTCTACCCTTAATCGGCTTGGCGCTCATTGTGGACTTGACGATGTATTCCCCCCAGACGGTAAGCATAGCGAAAACAGCATAGGAGCGGTTGATTCATGAAAATCAGGCATGAGCACATCGAATCAGTGTTGTTAGCCCTGGCAGCCGAAAAAGGGCAGGCGTGGGTCGCTAACGCAATTACTGAAGAATATCTGCGCCAGGGGGGCGGCGAATTGCCCCTGGTGCCTGGCAAGGACTGGAACAATCAGCAGAATATCTATCACCGTTGGTTGAAAGGTGAAACGAAAGCCCAAAGGGAAAAAATTCAGAAACTGATCCCTGCGGTTCTGGCAATTCTTCCGCGCGAGCTGCGTCACCGACTCTGCATCTTCGATACCCTGGAACGCCGTGCATTACTGGCGGCGCAGGAAGCGTTGAGTACGGCAATTGATGCGCATGATGATGCAGTCCAGGCCGTTTATCGTAAAGCACATTTCAGCGGCGGCGGGTCGCCCGGCGACTCTGTCGTAGTGCATTGATTGAAATTAATCGTGCCGGACTGTTTTGTTCGGTATCAGTTAAATGTAACGCTTACAGCGTTACAAGGTGAAAACAATATGGCTTCAAACTGGATAAAGCTCGAGGTTATTACGCCGGATAAGCCGGAAATATTCAGGCTTGCTGAGATTCTGAATATTGATCCAGATGCCGCATTAGGGAAAGTCATTCGCTTCTGGGCATGGGCGGATCAACAAATGATAGACGGTAACGCAGAGTGTAACGCTCGCGGCGTTACAAAAAGTGCAATAGATCGCATCACTTTTATGGCTGGTTTTGCTGATGCGTTAATTCAGGTTGGATGGCTGGTCGAAAATAACGGTGGGCTTTCTCTACCTAACTTTGAACGTCATAACGGAAAAAGCTCTAAAAAACGGGCGATTACAAACGAGAGGGTTACAAAAATACGCGAACTGAAACGAAAAGGTAACGCTGCCAGCGTTACACAAACGGATCAAAAAGCGTTACCAGAGGAAGAGGAAGAGGAAGATATAAATACTGATCTCCCCCTAAATCCCCCTCGCCAAAAACGAGCATCTAAAAAATTCGAGCCGGAGGCTATTGAGTTGCCCGATTGGTTGCCGGAAACACTCTGGCATGAGTGGGTCCGGTTCAGGCAGGCATTGCGAAAACCGATTCGAACGGAGCAGGGCGCTAACGGGGCGATACGGGAACTGGAAAAATTCCGCCAGCAGGGTTTTACCCCTGAGCAGGTGATTCGACACAGCATCGCCAACGAATACCAGGGCTTGTTCGCGCCGAAAGGCGTTCGACCGGAGACGTTGCCTCGGCAGGTTAACACCGTCTCGTTGCCGGACAGTGCGATTCCGCCAGGCTTCAGGGGGTAACGAACCATGAAAAATATTGCGACAGGCGGCGTTCTGGAACGTATCCGCAGACTGACCCCACCACATGTAACCGCCCCATTCAGAACGGTTGCGGAGTGGCGCGAGTGGCAACTTGCTGAAGGCCAGAAACGTTGCGAGGAGATCAACCGCCTGAATCGTCAGTTGCGGGTGGAAAAAATCCTGAATCGCTCTGGCATCCAGCCGTTGCACCGCAAATGCTCGTTTGCGAATTACCAGGTGCAGAACGACGGCCAGCGATACGCGTTAAGTCAGGCGAAATCCATCGCCGATGAACTGATGACCGGGTGTACAAATTTTGCGTTCAGCGGAAAACCTGGTACCGGGAAGAACCATTTAGCGGCAGCTATCGGAAATCGCCTGCTGAAAGATGGCCAGACAGTGATTGTGGTTACTGTGGCTGATGTTATGAGTGCCCTGCATGCCAGCTATGACGACGGGCAGTCAGGCGAAAAATTTTTGCGGGAACTGTGCGAAGTGGATCTGCTGGTTCTTGATGAGATTGGCATTCAGCGCGAGACGAAAAACGAGCAGGTGGTACTGCACCAGATTATTGATCGACGGACAGCGTCGATGCGTAGCGTGGGAATGCTGACAAACCTGAACTATGAGGCCATGAAAACATTGCTCGGTGAGCGGATTATGGATCGCATGACCATGAACGGCGGACGCTGGGTGAATTTTAACTGGGAAAGC